TCAGGATTATCATATTACTTATCTATGAAGTTTGCACCACAACGAACACAGGAGATGAAGTTGTTGTACGAGGATGAGTTAGCAAGAGCATTATCAGAAGATGTTTCTCCAGCTAGCACATACATTACTCCGAATACATACTATCCAAATATATAATGGCTAGATTTGCAAAAGGTAGTAGAGCATTAGCGATATCTGATAGATCAGGTGCAGCTTTTCCATATAGAGAAATGGTAAAAGAATGGACTGGTGCCTGGGTACATCAATCTGAATTTGAACCTAAACAGCCACAATTAGAACCACATCCTGTAGGAGCAGACCCACAAGGTTTAATGCATGCAAGACCCGCAAGAGTTGAGTTTCCTGTACAAGATATTTTACCTAACAATCCATTTACCACAACAGGTGGATCTCAAACTTTAAGTGTATCTTATCCCTCTAATCAAATTAACGAAGGAACGTCTCATGTTAGATTTCAATCTGTTAAAGAAATAGTAGGGGGTGTTGCACTTGCAACTTTAGAATTAGAGACAACTTTAAATGGTGCAATTAATGATACAGTTAACACTTTAACTTTAACTAGTTCTGCAGCATTTCCAAATGCTGGTTTTATTGTAATAGAAAAAGTAGATCAAGATGCAACTAGTGCAACTTTTGGAAGATACATAAATGAAACAATTCAATATACAGGTAACAATACAGGCACAGGAGTTTTATCTGGATTGACAAGAGGTACAGCTGCTCCTTTTAGAGGAATTACTTTTTCTAATACTACAGCAACAACTCACGCAAACGGAGCAAAAGTTTTTGGATCATATCTAGCAACAGCAATTGCAACAACTGTAGAAGTAGGTCCTAAATTACCTAATGGAACACAAGCAACAGAACAACAATTTAATTCTATAACCGTGCCTTTAGTATCTAACGCTGGAAGCACAGTAACAGGAGGCGGTTTTCAATGTACAATTGGACCCGTTAATGATAGAGGTTAATTATTATGGCAGGCGGATTTACAAGTTATTCATACACAACATTAACAACAGCTATTAGATCATACACAGAAGTAGATGCTAATGTATTTACTCAAACTATTATAGATGAGTTTATTGGAGCAGCTGAACATAGAATAAATCTTGATTTACCTATGGATTCTGACAGAGAAGAATATTTTGGTTCAGTAGCAACAGATGTTAATACGGTTAGAGTTCCCGCAGGTTTTCTATTTGTTAGAGGAGTACAAGTTTTTGATTCCACAACATCCAGAACAGGACAACCTTTTTGGTTAGAAAGACGTGATCAAACTTTTATAAGTGAATTTGTAGGAAAATTAACTGGAAATGCAGGAAGTGCTACAGGAGCAGATGTTACAGGATTACCTAAATATTATGCTATGTTTGGAGGAGCAACAGGATTGACCGATACTACATCCGGTTCTATAGTTATGGCTCCTACGCCAAATGCTAATTATTTAATAAATATATATGGTAATGCAATGCCTGTAGGATTAGGTTCAGGATCAGATGGTAATTCACACACGTATGTTAGTAATTATTTCCCGCAAGGCTTATTATATGCTTGTTTAGTCGAAGCTTATGGATTTTTAAAAGGTCCAACAGACATGTTGACATTATACGATGGAAAGTATAAACAAGAACTACAAAAGTTTGCAGCAATGCAAGTTGGAAGAAGAAGACGAGACGATTACACGGATGGTACAATAAGAATTCCAATCGAGTCACCGCCTCAATAATTAGGAGATAAAAAATTATGACAATAACATCAGCAGTTTGTAATACATTCAAAACGGAAGTTTTAAAAGCAGTTCACAATTTTACGGAAAGTGCCAATGAATTTAAATTAGCATTATACACAGATGCAGCAACTTTAAATAAATCAACAACAGCTTACACATCGTCAAACGAAGTAGCTAACGGAAATGGTTACACGACTAAAGGAATTGCACTTACAAACGTAACACCCGCTTTATCAGGTGATACTGCAGTTTGTGATTTTGCAGATGTATCTTTTACATCAGCTTCTTTTACAGCTAATGGTTGTTTAATATTTAATGAAACAGCATCCGGTGACCCATCAGTTTGTGCTATCGCATTTGGTTCAAATAAAACTGTAACTAGTGGAACTTTTACAATTCAATTTCCAGCAGCAGACGCATCTAACGCGATACTTCGTATAGCATAGGGAGGAAATCCTTATGTCGGTAACCCGAACATTCACAGTAACAGTAGTTAGCACTGATAGTGGTAATAAATATGTTATTGACGGGGTACAACAACCTACTTTAGAATTAGTTGAAGGTGGAACTTTTAAATTCGATGTTTCTGATAGTTCAATGGGTCCTCACCCTTTTAAATTTTCAACAACCAGTGGTGGAACACACTCAGGCGGAAGCGAATATACTACCGGTGTAACTACAAGCGGGACAACCGGGCAATCTGGAGCATATGTACAAATTGAAGTAGCAGCTTCTGCACCAACTTTATATTATTATTGTCAATACCACTCAGGAATGGGTGGACAAGCAAACACACCTAACACTGATTTTTGGGGAGCAGGAAACTGGAGTGCAAATCTTTGGGGAATAAGTTCTGCATTTACAACTGGTTGGGGTGTCGACGTTTGGGGAACAGGTGGTTCATGGGGTCAAGCTAATGATGAAGTAGCTCAATTAACAGGTTTATCATTAACATCAGCGGTTGGAGTTCCTATATCTGGTGCTGAACAAGGATGGGGTAGAGATTTATGGGGACAAGAACCTTGGGGAGAAAGTTTTAGCCCTGTTGTTTCACTAACAGGTTTCGGTTTAACATCAACTCTTGGTGATTTAGCATACGCAGCATCTACTACAGGTTGGGGTAGATTAGAATGGGGTGAAGCAGATTGGGACGGAGCTGCAACTACATTTACACCAACAGGTGTTTCTGCAACAACTTCATTAGGTTCACCTACAATTACAACAGAAATTAATACTGGTTGGGGCCAAGATGGTTGGGGCGTAGAAAACTGGGGTGCTTCTGGTTTAACAATTTCTTTAACTGGTCTTGAAATGCAATCTGCTACAGGAGAAGATGTAAGTTGGGGTAAACAAACTTGGGGATCTGCAACAACTGGTTGGGGTGGAGAATATTATTTAGAAGTTGCCGACGTAATGGGATTAACTGGATTAAGTACAACATCTTCAGTTGGAACACCAACAGCAATATCTGATCTTGTCTTAGTTCCAACAGGTCAAAGTTCAACATCAACAGTTGGATCTGTAAGTATAAACTTTAATATAGATGTAAGTTTAACCGGTTTAAGTTCTACTTCATCTGTAGGTGCTTTATCACCAGCGGATGTAATAGGATTAACTGGATTAAGTTCTACATCAAGTGTAGGAAGTATTTTAATTAGTGCAAATCCTACTATAGATTTAACTGGTGTTTCAATGACTTCTGCAACAGGAACATTAAACCCTGTAGATCAAGTAATGGGTTTAACTGGATTAAGTACAACATCATCAACTGGCACATTAGATCCTACAGATCAAGTAATGGGATTGACAGGTGTATCAGCAACTGCTAGTCTATCACAAATTGGCGTTAGTGTAATAGCATTTGAAAAAGCAACAGCCACACAAACAGGAAATTATAGTAAAGCAACTGCCACACAAACAGGAAATTGGACTAAAAATACTACATAATGTTTATTGACATTAACTACAAAACAAATTAAAAAAAGATACTAATTAGGAGAATAAAATTATGGCATCAACTTATACGGCTCTCGGTGTAGAACTAATGGCAACTGGTGAAAACGCCGGTACATGGGGAACAAAAACTAACACCAACTTAAATATAATCGAACAAATTTCAGGCGGATTCACTGCTCAAGCAGTTGGAGACTCTGGAACACCAACAGCTCTTACAGTTTCTGATGGATCAACTGGTGCTACTATGTCTCACAGAATGATTGAACTTACAGGCTCTATTAGTGGAGCTAGGGTTGTAACAATTCCTTTAGATGCACAAACATTTTATTTTTTAAGAAATTCAACATCCGGTGCTTACACAGTACAGTTTAAATATGCTTCTGGTTCAGGAGATTCATTTACTTTTTCAGCAACAGATAAAGGTGATCAAGCTGTATTTGCTACAGCAAATGATGGAACTAACCCAGATATATATACTTTAGGTTTTGGTGATGGTGATGTAACTCTTACTGGAACACAGACTTTAACAAACAAAACTTTAACAGCACCTAAAATTGGAACTTCAATTTTAGATACTAACGGAAATGAGCTAGCTTTACTTACAGCTACAGGTTCAGCAGTTAATGAATTTACTTTAGCAAATGCCGCTTCAGGTGCTGGTCCAACTTTATCATCAACAGGTGAAACAAATGTTGATATCAATATTAATCCAAAAGGAACAGGTGTTCTTAAATCAGGAACTGCTGCAGTTAAAATTGCAGGTAAAGAATCTATTTGGGTTCCAGCTAATGCTATGTATGGAGCTACAACTAATCCACCTGATGCAGCACAAGTAGAAACAACAGCTTTAAGACCAGACATGAAAGTATTAGATTTTGATGCTGGTACAGATCAATTTGCACAATTTTCAGTAGCTTTTCCTAAATCATGGAATGAAGGTACAGTAACTTATCAAGTATACTGGGCACCAGCTTCAACTAATACAGGTGACTGTATTTTTGG